CCTGCTTCTGATACAAGAATTGACATACCGATAACCATATCACCCAAAGCAACGCCAGGCACTGTTACTGTATCAGTAGTAGTAGCTGTTGTTGCAATAGATGCTGTGTCCAAAGTGCATGAAACGTCCCAAGTGTCTGTAAACAAACCACGGAACTGGTCAGTTCCCCTACGGGAAACGACTGCTGTTGCTGCTGCCATAATAAATCTCCTTGATGTAAAAAATCCCCCCACCGATTAAGGCGAGGGGAAAAGGCAACTATTAGGCTGGAACTGCTAACGCAAATGCGCTAGAAGACAAAGCTGCACCAGTTGTAGCGGCTGTACGCATGGCTTTCACGCCATACAAAGTGTCAGATGTAAACAGAGTAGCGAGGTACTCTTGTTTGTACTGAGTCTGTGAACGGACACCAACTTGCTCAACCAGAACCATAGAGTCCTTGTGACCCATCAAGCAGATACGATCTGTTTGAGTATTGCCATATCCAGTATCAGCATTGCTAGATGTAAACACGGGGATACCATACAGATTACCGATTTCACCAGTACGTATGACATTGCCATTACCCACAAAAGCCTGCTCTGTATAACGGGAAAGACCCATCAACGTATTGCGGCTTGAAGGAGGAATAACAAAGAAGCGACCATCCATAGGAGTGTCGTTGTCATCCAAACGCTGAATAGTGCGACGAATAGCAGTATCTGTCAAAGCGGAAGCATTGGAAGATGTGCTGTTGTAAGCAGTAGTACCATCACCGCCAATAAAGGCTTTAGTGGTTGTATTGCTTGTTGCGTAGTCATTAGTACCGATAGTAGCACCATTGAATGCACGACCCAATTGGATCAAATCAGTGTCTACTTGCTTGGCAAGCGCATAGCCCGCATCAGCAGTGTAGAACTGGCGCAAGCTGTTCAAGGCTTGTGCTTCAACGATGTCCTCAATGAAACGTGAATATTCATAGTGCTTGTTAATCAAGACTTGAACTTCTGTCTCAGTATCGGCAATCAAAGTAACGGCAGTAGATGCCGCTTTAGCTGAAGCAGAACCACGAGTAGGGGCGGGAATGTGAATGGTGTCACCTTTCTTGCCCTTAAAGTTCATCTTCATAACGATGTTAGCCAGAACAAGATTCTTCTTGTAGGCGGCTACGATTTCATCAGACCAGATTTCTGGAATGAATTTGTCTGCGGTGGTTACTGTTACCGCTGGTGTTGGATATGCCATGATTAAATCTCCTAAAGTTTAACGAACCCGACCCTCTTGATAGGCTTGCATGATTTCATCACTTAAAGCATCATATCGATTTGGGTCTTGCATTTTGAGCCGAATAAGGTCAGCCCTTCTGTATACTTTCTTTGATGATTCACCAGAACCACCTACATCAACACCCACTGCTCTCAAGTTCTGCTTGCGAGTTGCCTCGCCATCATCACTCGTTTGCTTCTGTTTAACAGAACGTAGCTGTTTATAGGTAGATAGCAATTCATTGGCTGAGTCGAAATCATATCCAGAATCTGCTTGCTCAAAAATCCTAATGCGAACAGGGCTAGACTTCACCCAATTTGCAAAGTCCTGATCTTTAGCGATGTCGCCAAAGTCGGGATGTTCTTGCGCTAACCTTTGCTGAATCTGCGCCCTTTTCATTTCTAGCGTCGCTTGTCGTGCCGCTATGATGTCTGGGTGACTATCAACTGTCCTTTGAACTGCCTTCTGTGGATTCTCAAAGAAATCTACTTCAGGCTCTTCCTGTCTAGTTTGCTGTCGTGAACCAAGGTTCTGTTTGATAAGTTCATCGGCTAACTTTCTGACCTCGCCAACTTCCTGTGCTTGCTTTCCAATGAGCTTTTCAGCCTCTTGGTGCATCTTCACAATGTCGTCTAAACTTTTATCCCTGTATTTCTCAGGAAGTTCAGGCTTTTGCTCGATCTTCTGTTGTTCAATCTCTAACTCACCCAACTCTTCTTTGTCATCATCAATCAACATACTTTTTCCTTTTCCTGCCGTCAATCGGTTGTAGGAGATTCAACTCGGCATAATTGCTTATGAGTTGAGTTTGCGCTCAGACTTTAACTTGTCGTTATGGCTTTTATCAAACTTGGCGTGAGCCGTTGGGAATGAACCAGACCATCCTTCAAGCCTAAAATAAGGCGCAGATAAAGTGCGATGAGATTCCTCACCACACTCACACATAAGACTTGATGTCTCATAAACAACAAGTCTTGAAGTTTTATGCCCATTTACACAGGCAAATTCATACATTCTTCTCATTTAAGTCCTCAAATGCTCTTTCGCTGACTTGTTTCAAGTTTTTCAGCCAAATTAGTATTGAATACTCGCCTTTTCTGAATTGTAGACTTTTTTCGTCTGCAATTGTTGAGATATTATTTAAAGGTTCTATCATTTTGTCAACATCTTCCATTAAATCTATCCACCCTTGAGTGGACATCATGGAAAATCTCTCTTCGTAGTACTTTTGAAGTTCTGGATTCATTGTCTAGTCATCTGTTTTTCAACAATCTTAGCC